ATCGTCGAGGAGGATACTGAGGGAAAGTCATCCGAAACCTAGATGCCCTGACTAGGCTCTATTTGTTGACGTTGTGATGGATGATTATATCGCCAGAAAACTCCGTTGCGAACTATACAGCAACGCAGGTAGACGCCCCTCAGAATTTGACGATAGCGTTATCGTCTGATGCGGTTCAAGAGCTAGACCTACCGGAAGGACAGGTAGTAAAAGGGACGGTATCTGAAGACGGCAAGTCTATAACGCTAGAGACTGAAAACGGTACAGTAAATTTAGTAGGCAGTTTCGCACAGGTTTCTGGTGAAGATGTAAATGTCAGGGTCACGTCAACAGAAACTCCTGCTGACACAGAAGTAAAAGAAGGGCCAAAGACAGAAGGACAAGAGCCGACAAGACAGTCCAAGCTAGACCAAGTATTTGAAAATACATCTGCCAAAGTAGATGACAGCGCAGATGTTGAAAAACTGCTCACAGATTTAAAAGCGGCAATAGAAAGCGGGGAAAGCTCTGTATCTGGCGAGCTAGATTTGTTTGCTGACTTACCTCCTGTCGAAATTGAGTTTGAAAAGTCTGACCCGTCCAGCTTCCTTTGGGAAGCGCCAGAAGCCAGAGAGTTTGAGGAGGGTGCGGAGGGCAGTAATTCAGTTGACTTCGGTGATGGCGAGATAAATGCTGGTGAAGAAGAATGGATGGGCTTTGATCAGTTACTAGGCAGTGATGATGATTGGGAAATCAACATAGATACAGAGATAGGCAATAGAGATCACATTTGGTTGCAAGGTAGGGTCAGCGATAACCACGGACGTTTTAACATGTGGTTCGACAATGTTGGTACAGCAGCCTACGCAAAGCAGAACATTAACGATGTTGCTCAGAAAATAGAGAGCTTTGGTATAATTATAGACCATTTGGGCATTGCCCCTTATCCAAGAGACAGGGTGGAAAACCCGCCCAAAAGCACGTTTATGATCGAGGTTTAGATGAGTAAGTTAAAAGGACTCCTATCTACGCTTGCACCAACAGTGGGCAAAGCCATTGGTGGGCCTATGGGCGGTATGGCTGTGAAGCTAGTCGCTGACAAGCTAGGCGTAAGCAACACGACTGATCCAGCCAAGATCGAGAAATACATCGAAGAGCATCCAGATTCCATTAGTGCCTTACAAGAGGCAGAGCTAGAGTTTGCCAAGACGCTAGAAGAACGCAAGATAGACCTAGAAAACTTTAAGGTCGAGGTGCAGGACAGACAAGCTGCCAGAGAGATATTCGGGGAAGACCCCACCCCAAAGATATTTGCCATTATTAGTCTGATGGGGTTCTTGGCATACATATTTCTAGTAACTTTCCGTGCTGAAGCGGTAGATGATGCCCTAGCCAATATAATCTTAGGCTATTTAGGCGGTCTTATTAGCGGCATCAGCGCCTTCTTCTTTGGTAGTAGTAATAACCGAGGTCAATGATGGAAAAGCTAATTAAGATGCTGAAGCGCCATGAGGGTACAGAAACTCATGCGTATGAATGCTCCGAAGGTAAGGTCACTGTAGGTGTAGGCCGTAATATCGACCAGAAAGGCGGTATGGGGCTGTCTGAGGACGAGATAGATTACCTCCTACAGAACGACATTGAGCGTGTAATCAAGGAATTAGCTACAGAGTATGAGTGGTTTAACAGCCTTGATGATGTACGAAAAGATGCTATTATTGACATTGCATTTAACCTCGGAGCTACGCGTTTACGTGGCTTTCGACGCGCATTAACCGCTATGGAAGCGGGGAACTACACAGAAGCCTCTACAGAGTTCTTGGACTCTAGGTGGGCAAAACAAGTTGGTGGCCGTGCTTTAGAGCTGACTGACATGATTGCTAGTGGTGAGTACGCGGATTGAGGTCTAAATGGCAGTTAGAAAATTACAATTCAAACCGGGAGTAAACAGAGAAACTACCCGGTATGCCGCCGAAGGTCAGTGGTACGAGACTGATAAGGTGCGCTTCAGACGTGGCCTACCCCAGAAAATAGGCGGGTGGGAGCAGCTCTCTGCTAATACTTACCTAGGTGTAGCACGTTCGCTATTCAACTGGGCTACTCTCAGTCTCCAAAATCTTGTTTCTGTAGGTACTCACCTCAAATACTACATTGAGCGAGGTGGAGCTTACTTTGACGTTACCCCTATTAGAGCAACCACAGCAGCGGGCGATGTTACGTTTGCAGCCGTAAACGGCGATGCCACTCTTACTATAACCGATTCTTCTCATGGTGCCCTCCAGAATGACTTTGTAACTTTCTCTGGAGCTGCTTCTCTAGGCGGCAATATTACTGCGGCGGTGCTTAATCAAGAGTATCAGATAGCTACCATAATCAACGGCAACTCCTACACTGTAGAGGCCAAAGACACTTCCGGTAATACTGTGTTGGCTAACGGGTCAGATACAGGCAATGGCCGGGGTAGCGTAGTAGGCACCTACCAGATCAATACGGGTAACGAGATTGAGGTACCGTTCACTGGTTGGGGTGCAGGGCGTTGGGGTAATGGCACATGGGGCACAGGCGGTACAACACTGGCTCCCATGCGTATTTGGAGCCAAGCTAACTTCGGTGAGGACTTATTCTTTGCCCACAGAGGTGGGGCACCATACTACTGGGACGCAAGCAACGGGGTTAACACACGCGCTGTTGCTGTAAGTTCTTTGGGAGGTGCGTCTGGTGTACCTACTGTAGTAAATCTAGCGTTTGTGTCTGACATATTTCGTTTTGCGTTCTGTTTTGGAGCAAACGATTTGGGCGGTTCTACGCTTGACCCAATGCTCATCCGGTGGTCAGACCAAGAAGATGTAACTAACTGGACACCTGCGGCTACTAATCAAGCGGGTAGTCTACGCCTGTCAGAAGGTACAGAAATCATAGACGCTATCCAAGCACGTCAGGAAGTGTTGGTCTGGTCAGATGCAGCCCTGTACGGCCTACAGTATCTAGGTGCCCCAGAGGTATGGGGAGCGCAGCTTCTTGGCTCAAACATCACTATAGCTGGGCCGAATTCGGCTGTGTACTCAAACAACATTGCTTACTGGATGGGCATAAATAAGTTTTACTACTACGACGGTACTGTTAAGACACTACCCTGCGAGCTGCGTAGTTATATATTTGATGACTTTAACCAAGGTCAAGCTGACCAAGTAATCTGTGGCTCCAACGAGCAGTTTGACGAGATATGGTGGTTTTATTGTTCTGGAGGAGCTACTCAGAATGACCGCTACGTGGTGTATAACTACGTACAAAACATCTGGTACTACGGTAATCTGGCGCGGTCTGCATGGCTCGACTCTGACCTACGTGATTTCCCCCTAGCAGCTACTTTTACCAACAAACTAGTCAACCATGAGAAAGGCGTGGACGACAACGAGACAGGCGTTCCTGCGGCTATAGCAGCCAGTATAACTTCTACACAGTTTGATCTGGATGACGGGGATCGGTTTATGCTGGTCAACAAGATGTTACCAGACATGACCTTTGAAGGTTCTACAACCGGTGCCCCGGCAGCTACGATGACTCTAAACCCTTTGAAAGACTCGGGTTCTGGGCGGTATAACCCAGCTTCTGTGGGTGGAGACAGCAACGCTACTGTTACTAGAACAGCCACAGTGCCCATAGAGGAGTTTACCGGGCAGGTCTTTACACGGGTACGGGGTAGGCAGATGTCGATTAAGATTGAGTCTACAGCAGCCGGAGTAACGTGGAAGCTAGGCGCACCTAGGATGGATATGCGGCCTGACGGTAGGAGGGGCTAGTGGCATCGCGGGATAGTATAAATAAGGTAGAAGCTCCCGCCCTGCCCATACCACCTGAAACGAATATTCTGCGGACATACTTAGATGACCTGAATAATATTTTGCGTTTGTTTTTCAATAGGTTAGCTAATAATGTAAACTTGTTAACCGGTGCTTATGGGGGACAGTTTATAGAATCTCCGAACGGTAAGTTCTTTTCCACGGTGGATCAGAACGCTGCGTCAACAGGCACGGCCTATGCTTTGCAGTTTGAGAATACGTATTTAGGGGAAGCCATAAGTGTAACAGGCACCCCAAAGACAAGAATAACTCCAACGTATTCAGGGGTTTACAACTTTGAGCTTTCGGTAGAGTTAACTAGTACCAATGCTAACTCTAAGGAGCTGTCCTTCTGGGTACGAAGGAGCGGAGTAGACATAGCAAACACTGGCAGAATGCACGTCATAGCGGGTTCTGGCGGCGTAGATGATTTTGAATACAGTTTTACCATAGATATAACAGCAGGGCAGTACATAGAACTTATGTGGGCAACAGACGATACAGGTGTAACAATAGATTATGCAGCGGCTTCAAGTCCCCGCCCTGCCGTACCGTCTACTCTAGTAACCGTACATTTGATTTCAGCATTGCCTGAAACACTGCCGACACCGTAGGTGAGATATGTCTATTACTGCTGAGAGCTATAAACGCAAGGGCTATAAAGGGAATGACCCTGCCTTTGATAACTTGCTTGATGACATCCTATATCAGCTCCAACAACCCACCGACACAGAAGGGCAGTTTGTGCGGGACGAAGCATTGGCTGATAACGCCTATATGGTTTTGTCTCAGATACAGGAACTTGTGCCTCCAGAACAGCAAGCCGATGTAACTGCGGAGTTTTTAAGAGAGTCTGGCTTCAGCTCAGACGTTGTTACTCAAATGTTGGGTATACCTAGAGACGCTGTGGATGCGGCACTAGCAGGAGCTGGATACGACGTAACTGGGCAGCCTTTGCCTGAGCCAACAGCAGAAGAGATGCTCGGTAGTATGGTAGGTGCAGATACCGCTACGCTAGGTGGGACAGACGACTCATCCACATTTTCAACTATACCTACCACCCCCCCTACTACCGCTGACCCTAACTTAGCGCAACAGGCTGGGACAGCAGCGGGCAAAGTAATAGATAAAGTATTTCAGGGCCTTGGACTCCCTTCTCCTACTAAAGTAATAGGTAATCCTAAACCCGGTGCAACCGTGGTATGGGGACAAACGAGCGGTTCTCCTGTTATTTATACAGGTACAACTCCTTCCGGCACTCAAACTGGTGTAACTACAGGACTGCCTTGGCTTGACGCCATAATTGATAGGAGCATTAAAACAGTAACAGGACAGGCGGGCGTACCTGATTTAGGAGCAATAAGCACTGTAGTTATACAAGAAGCTGCTAGAGATGCGTTGGGTTTACCCGCTGGCGCTGACATGGGGCAGATAACTGATGCTATTAGCAAAGTAGGGCAGGCTACAGTAGCTGCAACAACAATGGCTGGAGAAGACACCGAGGGTACTGATTTATTTGGTGTTGATTTAAGTGGCGACAAAAAAATAGGAGACCCTAATGGTGATAGCACAGTAACAACAGATGATGGCACAGCAACAACAGGTGGTGATAGCACAGTAACAACAGATGATGGCACTTTAACTGTAGATGCTGGTGATGCTATTGGCCCTGAATTACCTGATGTCTCAACTACAGACGTTGGTGCAACTAAAGGCACTAAGTTCGATGGCGCAGGGGACATTATTACAAAAGTTGGCCCCGGACTCTTAATACCAACTGGCGATGACGACGATGATGACGACGAAGAAATAATTAAAACCATACTCACCGACGGCGAAGAACCTCCTTATGTACCACCGGAGGAACCTCCTTATGTACCACCGGAGGAACCTCCTTATGTACCACCGGAGGAACCTCCTTATGTACCACCGGAAGAACCTCCTTATGTACCACCGGAAGAACTTACCCCTCCCCCTCCGAAGGAGACTACACCCCCACCGGAACCTCTACCCCCTACTGGCGGAGGCGGAGGCACGTTTACATTACCTCCCAGCGTTACAACGGTGCGGGAAGAACCCGGTGAACTTGTAGATATAGACTATTTGTATGACTTTGCCAAAGGTTTAGATCAACCTTTTGTAACTACACAAGAAGATGAAGCTATGAAAGATTTATACATGTATGCAGAAGGTGGCGATGTAGATAACCAAGATGCTGTTGACATGGTTACTAGAAGACCCGGTGAGTATGGCCGAAGGTATTTTACAGACGGGGTGTTTACTCCTACTGGGACAGCCCTAGGCGGTGCAGCTTTAGACCCTAACGCTATACAAATACCACAATACACGTACCAAAGGGATTTAATATCCCCACAAAGCGTGCCTTCAGCAAGTGCAGCTCCAATGGATGCTATCTCTTATACAGCAACTCCAAGTGAAAGCGCAGATATTGACGTTGATACTCTCTTAGAGTTAGTGGGGCTTATAGGTATGGGTGGGTTGGGGTTCGCAGCAGGCGGTATGGCACAAGGACAAGGTTACTACTTAGGTGGCCCTACTGATGGGATGGCTGACCTTGTACCTGCTACAATAGACGGAGCACAACCCGCAGCGTTAAGTGACGGAGAGTTTGTAATACCTGCTGATGTGGTAAGTCACTTAGGCAATGGCAACTCAGACGCAGGGGCAAAACAATTATATTCAATGATGGATAGGGTGCGAACAGAACGCACTGGGACTACTAAACAAGGCCCAGAGATTAACCCTATCAAGATGATGCCAGCTTAGGAGAATAGAAATGGCTGATCCAGCAGGTCAATTAGCGGCACAAACGGAATCATTATCCCCGTACGCTGCACCGTATGTGACTGAGATGCTAGGTAAGGGCCAAGCCCTTGCTGCCACACCATACCAAGCTTACACCGGCCCTCTTACGGCTGGGCCTTCTCAGTTGCAACAGCAATCGTTCGGTGGGTTGGGGTCTCTTGCTCTGCCCGGTGCTAGTGCCGCAGGGTCTTTTACAGGTGCAGCCTACCAGCCGCTTAGCCCGGAACAGATTACGGGTGGTGAAACACCACAGCCGTATGCGGGAGGAGCGACTAGCCCCGTACAGGCGTACATGAACCCATACCTGCAAGCTGCGCTTGAACCGCAGTATGCAGCAGCACAAAGACAAGCTGAAATAGCGCAACAAGAACTACAAAGTCAGTACGCTAAAGCGGGTGCTTATGGTGGTTCACGCCAAGGTGTGGCCGAAGCAGAGCTGCAACGTGGTCTTCTGGATAGGCTAGCAGGTATAACAGGGCAAGGTTACTCACAAGCATACGATAAAGCGGCTGACTTGTTTGGTCGTGAGCAAGATTATGGGTTAAGAGCGCTTGAAGCGCAGCAAACAGGCGGCGCACAGCAGCGTGCCATAGAGCAACAGGGCGTGCAGGCAGACATGGGGCAGTTCAGAGAAGAACGAGACTACCCCTACAAACAAGTACAGTACATGCAGTCGCTACTACAAGGTCTGCCCATCGAAGCTGTATCTCGTGAGTACGTAGAGCCAGATAGCTTGAGTAAATTTTTAGACTATCTAGGGCTTGGTGCGGGTATTTTCGGCACCGTGACAGGTGGACTGGCAGATTTGAGGAGAGGAGATGATGATGATTAACACACAACAAGGTGGCCTTGGCTCTCTTCAAATGCCTTCTCAAACTGCTCCACAGCAGCAACTAGGCAGCATGGCAGGTGCACCTGCGGCTAGATTAGCGGCGCCTAAATCTCCTCAACAAGCTGCTGCTGAACAGATAGTAGAAAGTGATGTTCCAAAAGAACTTGAGGCGCTTTTAAAAGAACGCAAAGCTATGGAGCTTTTGGCTTCAGCACAACGAGATAAGCAAGCTCAACAGCCTGTACAACCTCAGACTATAAAGTCTCAAGTAGAGGGTGGCATTTCCTCACTTATGCAGAGTCTCATGCCGGGTATGGCCCAGCGTGGTAGACAAGTGCAAGTAGCGCAAAACCGCCGCATGATGGGTATGGCGGGGGGTGGCATTGTGGGCATGGCTGAAGGCGGTCCTACACTCGGTGCAGTATCTCCGAAAGCAGCCGATCCTCAAGATGTTAAAAGACTGGCTGATTTGTATCGTCAAGCGCAAGCTTCTATGGATGCTGCTACAGACCCTACGGCCAAAGCTGCGGTACAGCAGCGGTTAAATGACCTCAAAACCCAAATGGGTGACCAGCTACCCTTTGTTATGCAGTACATAGATAGCACCAAGGGAATAATAGAGCCACGCACGGAGATGGCTGAAGGTGGGATTGTTGGGTTTCAGAACAGGGGCTTTGTAGATACCGATGCTATAGATATGGAGCGACTTTTAAACGCTGTAGCTTTTGTAGAAAGTCGTAACGACCCAGACGCTGTTAGTCCAGCAGGAGCTAGAGGCACGTACCAAATAATGCCCGCTACCGCCAGACAACCCGGCTTTGGCGTGCCTTCTATAAACTTAGACACCGCTTCAGAAGGTCAACAAAGACAGTTTGCTGATTCTTATTTACGTGCTTTGATAGCTAGATTTGACGGAGATGTAAATAAGGCGTTGGCTGCATACAACTTTGGCGTTGGATCAGTATCTCGTGGCGAAGAACTACCGCGAGAAACACGAGAATATGTACCTAAAGTAGCAGATGCCTACGCTGGAATGTCCACTACTTCAGAGGGCGTAGATAGACTGTTAAACCTCGATGAATTGTCTGAAGAACGACAGCAAGTAGAAGTGGAAGCACCAAGAGAAAGACCTATGACTCCTGAAGAGCGTAGAGCTTCACTTGCCGCAAACCCTGATAGAATTGACAACATAATAGGCAATTATATTGAAAATTATGTTAAGGAAAACCCAGTAGAAACTGCGGCTACGCTTGCAACGCTCCCCCTTGGTGGCGGATTAGCGATGGGTGCGGGTCGTATGGGACTAGGTGCCCTTAGTAGATTTGCTCCTAGAGCGGGTAGCACTTTAAGTAAGCTATTTACTAAACCTAACCCTAATGTCATACGAGGCTCAGGTTTTACTATGCGTCCTCCGGGTCAAGGACTCAGAGCTTTTTCACCAACCAGAACAGGGGCCACATTAGGTGCCACCACTTTAGGCGTTAAAGGGCTATATGATCGTATGACAGACGGAGAAAATGAAGAAGTAGCACCAGCACCTAGAGAACCTACTCCACAAGAAATGTTAGGTAGTGCAGTTTTCCAAACTACAGAAGGAAGACCCACGGCAATGTTTAAAGCCGGAGAAGCTAGACGACCTGAAGAAAGAGGTCTTATGAGTAGAATTGGTTCTGCTCTTACATCAGATAGAGCTGGGGCTATAGCTAATGCGCTCAGCAAGCTTAGTTATGCTGGCGGTGCTACCGAAGGCTACATGGGGCAGAAACTACAAGCTGGGTTACAAGCAGAAAAAGCAGCAGCAGATAAAGTACGTTTGCAAGAGGAAGCGATAGGAGCAGATTTAGCGCGTTCTGAAGCTACATTGGAAGCGGCTAGACTAAGGGCACAACAGCAAGAAAACAAAGAGACTAGAGAACTTTTAGCGAATTATTTTGCTAGGACGGGTGAGTACAGACAAGATTTAGCTAACGACCTTGGGGTAGATATAACAGATTTAACCAATGAACAACTTTCTGCTAATCAAGGACGGATGGCCCAAAAGTACCTACAGAATTTGAATACCCTAAGTAGTTTTACTGGTGCTACCGGACAAAGTGGGGTAAATGTAACCCCTGCTATGCTCGCCGCAGATGAAGCTCTAGGTATAAACAATGCCTGATCTAAACAAATATGCAGAGTGGATCGTAGCCAACCCCGATAAGAAAGGGACTGAGCAATACGATACTATAGCTACTGCATATAAAGACCTAAGAGCGCAGCTTATTCCCCCAGCACCTCCACAACCCGAAGTAGGTATAGGTGAGGCTTTTGGCCGTGGGTTTGAGCGAGGCAAGGGGCGTCTAGGTTCCACCATAACAGACGTTATCCCTGCGTTAGTAGGTAGTGCTGTAGGTGCTGAAGACTACGCACAACGCCAACTCCAAGAAGCTGCTGAAAAGCAAGCGGCTTTACCTGCTCCGGTCTTTGAAAGCTTCAGGGATATTGAAGGTGTAGGTGATTTCACTAAGTTCGTCTCTGAGACTATCGGTGAGCAGATACCCAACCTTGGCGTTACCCTTGCTACAGCCTTGACAGGCGGCGCTGCTGCACCTGCATTAGTCGGAGCTACCCGTGCCGCAGGTCAGCTAGCCGGTGCAGGGTTTGGATCGTATGCCCTAAACGCCCCTGAGATATTCCAAAACATATACCAAGAGACTGGTGAAACTGCTGCCGGTACCGCTCTTTTGTTTGGTTCTGCTGCCGCAGCACTAGATTCCATACTCCCCGCTGCTCTTGCTAAAAATCTCTCTGGCCCTATGAAAGTAGGCATAACGGAAAAGATACTGGAGAAATCTGGTATGACTCCGGGTGTGTTGCGTGCGGGTACTGCGGGGCTTGCTAAAGGGTTTGGTACAGAAGGTCTGACGGAAGGTGCGCAAGAGGGCATTAGCATAGCTGCCGAAAGATTTATTGATGAGAACCCAGACCTATTTGGTAGTGATGAATGGAACCGCATCATGGAAGCTAGTGTACGTGGTGCAGTAGCTGGTGGTGGGTTTGGTACTGTTGGTGGTGGCGTAGAGGGTGCGCGAGGTAAAGCCGCAGAAAGAAGAAAGTTACGTGACCTAGAAGAAGCAGAAAAACTAAGAAAACAGACAGAAGAAAGAGCAGACATATTAGGTGGGCAGTTAGAGCTACCGGGCGTAGAGGGTTTAACTGTAGAAGAAACACAAGCGGTTGTAGACAAAAAAGTCGAAGGTACCGAAGAACCTTTACTGGGTAGGATAGCTAGAAAAAGAGCAGAAGATAAAGTAGAGCAGGAAAGGAGGGCTGGTCGGATTATTAGCCCTAAAGTAGCTTCCTTGGCCCCAGTAGTATCTGCTGACTATGCGCTTGAAGTAGTCAGAAGAACCAATCCAGAAGCGGTGCCAAAAGAGGGTACAGTCAAAGGACTTACAGAAGAGCAACGCAAGATAGTTGAAGCTGTACAAGTAGAAGAAGGTCAAAAAATATTGTACGAAGATGCCGCTGCTGAAGCCCAGCGCCAAGGCGTTGCTTTTGATATTACTAAACCAGTTAATGCGTTAACCCCTGCTGAAATAGAAATATTAGACGACGCATATACTAGTAGAAGAGGTAGATTTAGTGGTGCACAAACTAAACTATTCAAAGGTAAAACTGGAGAACTTGCGCCCTCTGTAGAACGACAGGCAAAAGCTTTTGATCGTGAGCAAAAAGCACTGGATAAAGCTGCCCAAAAAGAACGTGTTGCACAAGAAAAACAAGATGCAACGCGACGTAAAGAACTGCTTGAAGCAGAACAATTAGATTTGCCTATACCTCCTGTAGTGCCAGAGACAGAAGTTAGTGAGGCTGTAACAGAAGAAGGACAAGGTGACATCTTCGCAGGTATGCCAGAGGGCGAGCAGACACGCGCTCCAGCCGTAGGCCGTGCGCTTAATGACTTTCTTAAAGAACAGAACTTACCTGTTAACGCCGCTACTAAAAAGGCTTTTGCTGGCCTAGATTTAGCGATCCCTGAGCAGCGTACTCAAGCTATTAACAACCTGAAAGAAGTTGCGGAAAAGAGTGGGTCTACTGTAAATATACAGAAAATAGATGATGCCATAGCACGTCTGGGTGGCGATCCGTCACAGACCATAGAAACTGTTGCAGAAGTTACACCTGCTGAAGAAGCTCAGATAGCGGAACTTACAGACAAACCGGTAAAAGAACCTAAGAAACCCAAAGTTAAAGCTAGACCTGTAACTCCACCGGTAGCTGCTAGACCTATGACAGCGGAAAGTTTGCTGGCGGATCAAGCGGTGGTTTCTCAGGAGGAAACCGTATCTCGTGAACCTGTAGAGCAAGTTGATGAAGACGCCGTTGTTGATGAAGACGTTACCGAAATAGAGCAGCCTAGAACGCGCGACGTTGAAACTGATCTTGAAGAGGAAACTCTTGAAGACAGGCAAATGATGAAGGAGTTAGGCTATGACCTAAAAACTCCTGAGTACCAAGGCAAAGCCCTGAATGAAGAA